TAAATACTTCTTATATGGAGTTGAAAGATCATGTCCCATTATACAGTTGGTTATCACGATAACCTAAATCATCATTATGAAATTTGTGAGTATGCAGACGATGCATACAATGCAATAAGGCAAGCAAGAGAAGACCTAAAAGGTTTTAGTAATCCACACGCAGCAGAGTATTGTATTAGAGAGGACTAGTGGGAGAAGTCGTCTGGTCAATAAATATAATGTGTGCTATACTATTAATTATAGTTGGCATAGTAATTTACTGGATCTTCAAGTACGATGAATGGTATCCGAATCCTATCACTACCACTACTGATGAGTCTGACCATGTGCGGGACAGCACCAGTAACAGCGAATCCCATTGATGATAGAGATCAATTTTACGATGACTTATACGAAGCATTAGAAGACGCAAGACAATATCAAATACAACAGAATCAGTCCAATCCTGCAGATACTATAAATAGTGCACTAGCAGAATTTTTGGAGAATGATTATGGGAGCAATGGTGCCACCGAGCAGGAAGAGTTGTTACAACTTCCGAGTAGTGTCGATAGACAGAGTAGTGGATGGCGATACGATTGATGTGACAATCGACTTAGGATTTGATCTTTACAAATCTGAAAGAGTGCGTGTAGCTGGAATTGATACTCCTGAGAAGAGAACAAGAGACTTAGAAGAGAAGGCATTAGGTATAGACGCAACTAATTACTTAAAGAAAAAATTAGAGGATACAATAGCAGGAGATGAAGAACTCACAATCAGAACCGAACTTAAAGGGGGGATGGGTAAGTATGGTCGTCTTCTTGGGTGGTTGTATATTGGCGAGGATACTCTTTCCATAAACGAAGTTATGATAAAGGAAGGGTATGCGTGGGAGTATGATGGTGGAACGAAGCAGAAAAACTTTGAAGAGTTGAGAGAAATACGTAGATCATTCGGAACTTTACAGGAGGGTTAATGTCAGAGCAAGGTGTATACCTAGGTAATCCTAATCTTAAAAAAGCAAATGTTCCTCAGAACTTTACTAAGAAACAAGTTGCTGAGTATTTGAAATGTGCTGAAGATCCAATTTACTTTATACGAAAGTATATTAAAATTGTTTCTCTTGATGAAGGTGTTGTGCCATTTGACATGTACGACTTCCAAGAAGACATGGTAACAAAATTCCATGAACACAGATTCAATATTGCAAAGTTACCTAGACAGTCTGGTAAGTCAACAATCGTTACAGCATATCTATTATGGTATGTTCTTTTTAATGCTAATGTAAATGTCGCAATCCTCGCAAACAAAGCACCAACTGCAAGAGAGATGTTGGGACGCTTACAGTTATCTTACGAGAATCTTCCTAAATGGATGCAACAAGGTATCTTGGGGTGGAACAAAGGAAGCTTGGAGTTGGAGAACGGAAGTAAGATCCTCGCTTCAAGTACTAGTGCTTCTGCTGTTCGCGGTATGTCCTTTAACATTATTTTTCTGGACGAATTCGCGTTTGTTCCGAATCATATTGCTGAACAGTTTTTTGCTAGTGTGTATCCTACAATTTCATCTGGTAAGTCAACTAAAGTTATTATTATCTCCACTCCTCACGGGATGAATCTTTACTATAAGATTTGGCACGATGCAGAGAGAGGAGCAAACAATTATAAAACCACTGAGGTACACTGGTCTCAGGTACCTGGCAGAGATGCCAAGTGGAAACAACAGACTATCGAAAATACCTCTGAATCACAGTTCAGAGTTGAATTTGATTGTGAATTCTTAGGTTCTGTTGATACCCTTATATCTCCTAGTAAGTTAGGAGTAATGCCATATAAAGATCCATTAACACAGAATAGGGGGTTAGCAGTCTATGAAGATCGCAAGGAAGGACATAATTATATACTTACTGTTGATGTCTCTCGTGGTATCGGAGGAGACTATTCAGCATTTGTAGTGATGGATTCTACAACCGTTCCATATCAAATGGTTGCACGGTACAAGAACAATGAAATTAAACCTATTATCTTTCCAGATATAATTGTAAGTGTAGCGAAGAATTATAACAATGCGTATATTCTTTGTGAAGTAAATGACATAGGTGGACAGGTAGCAGACATCATTCAATATGATTTGGAATATGAGAATCTATTAATGGCTGCTATGCGTGGTAGAGCAGGTCAACAACTAGGACAAGGTTTTTCTGGTAAGAAAACACAACTAGGTGTAAAGATGAGCACTGCAGTTAAACAAGTTGGTTGTTCTAATCTTAAAGCATTGATAGAGGATGATAAATTATTAGTCCCAGATTACGATACTATTGCAGAACTAACTACGTTTATTCAGAAAGGTAATTCATTTCAAGCGGAAGACGGATGTCATGATGACCTTGCTATGTGTCTTGTTATTTTTGCATGGATGGCAATGCAAGAATACTTTAAAGAAATGAATGACAATGATGTGAGGGCAAGGATATATGCAGATCAAAGAGAATCAATAGAACAAGATATGGCACCATTTGGATTTGTAAGTGATGGTTTAGAAGATGAAGTTATTGTGGATGCTCAAGGGGAAAGATGGCAACTCGCGGAATATGGGGATGTCCAACACATGCTTGATTTTAGGTGACGTTTCAAAAATATAAATAATCTTAGACAACCGCTAAGGCATTCTAGGAGTATATAAACATGGCAGCGAATCAGTCATCGCCAGGTGTAGTAGTACAAGAGAGAGATCTGACAACAGTCTCAACTGTATCGACTGCTAATATTGGTGTAATTGCAGCCCCCTTTGAGTTGGGACCTGTAGAAGAAATCATCGAGGTCTCAAGTGAGAGACAACTTGCAGAAGTGTTTGGTGAACCAAATGATAACAACTATGAGTATTGGTTTACTGCAGCACAGTATCTTGCATATGGTGGAACATTAAAAACAATCCGCGTATCCTCTTCATCATTGAAAAATGCTGTTGATACAGGAACTGCTCCATTAATTAAGAATTTACAATCTTACGAAACAACTTACGAAGAAGCAAATAACAACTGGACATGGGCTGCTAGAACTGCAGGTTCTAAAGGTAACTCAGTTGGTGTATTTGTAACTGACGCAGGTGCTGATCAAATTGCTGTTATCCCTGCTCCTGGTTCTGGTAACGATCCTGAGTTCGTTGCAGACGCTGCTGTATCTGCTGCATCTGGTGCTGCAGGTAAAGTATTCAAATACTCTATTGTCTTAACAGTCACAAACGTTGTCGGAGATTTTACACCTGGTACAACAACTACTATTAGTATTTCTGGTTCTAACGAAACAGTTAATGTATTAGCATGGGATCCAACAAATCTTAAATTAGAGATTGGATTACCTGGTGGTGGAGTTACTGGTATCATTGCTGATGCTCAAACAATAACTCAAGGATCAAATACTTGCGATATCGCTACAGGTGGTATTGAAAGAAAATTATATATCGCATCTAACAAAGGCACTGTTGCTTTTGCTGCTGCTGATAGTATCCAAGATACAAACTCTACAGCATTCGCTATTACTTCTGTAAGAAATGAGTATGCAGAGCGTGAGTATCTACCTGGCGTAAAGTGGATTAACGTGGCTCCACGTCCTGAGACTTCACAGTTTGCAAGTTCAAACGGTGGATTTAGAGATGAACTACACGTTCTTGTTATTGATATAGACGGTAAAATCACAGGTACTGTTGGTGCATTACTTGAAAGATTTGTCGGTTTATCAAAAGCAGTTGACGCTAAAACTTCTGTAGGAGAAACTAACTACTATCCAGAAGTTCTTAAGCAAAAATCACAATATGTTTATTGGGGTGAGCACGAAGATACAACATTCGCTGCTACTGGAACACCTTCTGATGGTGTATTTGGTGGAAGTGCTCAGAACAAGCAGTATAACTTACTACGTTCTGCAGCAGGTTCAACAGATTATCCTGCAGGAAGAACAACTATAGGTTCTAAAAATAACTCAACATATTACTACAGACTTTCCAGTGGTGCAGACTATGCAGCATCTGGTGGTAACTATACAGTTTCAAATACTGATGTCGCTACTGCATATCAATTAGTAGAAGATCCTGAGTCACAGACAATCGACTTTATTCTCGCTGGTCCTTCTGGTGCTGATGATTCAAGTGCAATCGCTAAGATTACTTCGCTAACAAATATCATAGAAGAGCGTAGAGACTGTATGTTATTCGTATCACCTAGACGTGCAAACGTTGTTGGTGTAAGTAGTGGAACAACCGTTACTTCAAATATAATTGACTTCTTCAAGCAATTACCAAGTTCATCATACATGGTATTTGATTCTGGATACAAATATATCTACGATAAGTATAATGATGTTTATAGATACGTTCCTTGTAATGGTGACGTAGCAGGTCTATGTTTACAAGCAACAGAAACTGCTGAGGCATGGTTCTCACCTGCAGGTTTCCAACGTGGTGTTCTAAGAAATGCTATTAAACTAGCATATACACCAACTAAGTCACAACGTGATAACTTATACGCTAACAGGGTTAACCCAATCGTATCCTTCCCTGGTCAGGGTGTGGTACTATTCGGTGATAAAACTGCTCTTGGATTTGCAAGTGCATTTGACAGAATTAACATTCGTCGTTTGTTCTTGGTTGTTGAGAGAGTTATCTCTGGTGCTGCTAAAGCACAACTATTTGAACAGAACGATGAGTCACAAAGATCACTCTTTGTTAATATCGTTGAACCTTATCTAAGGGATGTTCAAGGACGTAGAGGTGTTACAGACTTTATTGTTAAGTGTGATTCTTCTAACAATACTCCAGAGGCAGTTGACCGTGGAGAATTCTATGCGGAAGTATACTTGAAGCCAACACGCACAATTAACTACATTACACTAACATTCGTTGCAACACGGACAGGTGTAAGTTTCGGTGAAGTAGCAAGCTAGCACTGAAATATTAAAGAAAGACTCCTTCGGGAGTCTTTTTTTATGCTTAAAAATTTTATTTTGTCTAAATACTACTGACGGAAATTTTTTTATATAAAGGAACCAATGGCAGAAAGAGGAACTATTGATGATTTTAAAGCGAAGGTGACCTCAGACTTCGCACGTCCTAATCTATTCCAAGTTGATCTTGCTTTCCCTACTGATATACTTCAAGGAGCAGACCTTATTGATTTAGGGAAGTTTACTGTGAGAGCAGCAAATCTACCTTCATCTCAGGTTGGTGTTATAGAAGTTCCTTTCAGAGGAAGAGTATTAAAGATTGCAGGAGACAGGACATTTGAACCTTGGACAATTACTGTTATGAATGACAGTGGATTCAAAGTCAGAACCGCATTTGAATTGTGGGCAAGTAGCATTCAAGCATATAATGAGAACTTTACATCAGCTGCAGGTCTTGGTGACAAGTCTGATAGTACTGGTTACTTCGCTGATATGAAAGTTCATCAGTTGGCAAGAGATCTTAAGGCAGGTGAGCAACCTAAGATTCTTAAATCTTATAAGTTCTACAACGTATTCCCAAGTAATATCGCTGCAATCGATCTTGACTTCGGTAATAACGACGCAGTTGAAGAGTTCACAGTGGAGTTACAAGTACAATACTGGATGCCAGAATTGACTTCTCAGTAACCCCCTAAATATAGTAGGAACAAATCTTAAAATATAATGGCACAACAGCTCTTCGGTTTTTCACTGCAGAGAGCAAAGAAGGTTCCCAAGGGACCTTCTTTTGTTCAAAAGGATAGCTTAGACGGGTCACAACCCGTAGTTGGTGGTGGGTACTATGGTTACTCAATCGATATGGATGGGACTGTTCGTAATGAACATGAACTCATCACTCGTTACAGGGAGATGGTTCTCCAACCAGAATGTGATAGTGCAGTTGACGATGTAGTTAACGAAACTATATGTGGTAACTTTGACGATGTACCTGTAGAGTTAGAACTATCTAACCTCAAGGTATCTGAAAAAATTAAGAAATTAATGAGGGAAGAATTCCAAGAGATTCTTCGCTTATTAGATTTTGATAATAGATCTTATGAGATCTTCCGTAGATGGTATGTTGACGGTAGATTATATTATCATAAAGTTATAGACCCAAATAAACCACGCAACGGTTTAATAGAATTACGCTATATTGATCCTCGTAAGATCCGCAAGGTTACCGAGTATGATCAAAAGAAACCTGGTGAATTAAGAGCTCAAGATCTGAATAGTCAATTAACTCAGAAGAGTGCTGATTATTTCTTATACAATCCTAAAGGTCTTAGAAATTCTACCAATCAAGGATTAAAAATTGCACCAGATTCAATTACATATTGTCACTCTGGTATACAGGATCTTAATAAGAATATGGTCTTGTCGCATTTACACAAAGCAATTAAGGCAGTCAATCAGTTAAGAATGATTGAAGATAGTTTAGTTATATACAGACTATCAAGAGCACCAGAAAGAAGAATATTTTACATTGATGTTGGTAACTTACCTAAGAACAAAGCGGAGCAATACCTTCGTGAAGTTATGGGTCGTTATAGAAACAAACTTGTTTATGATGCAAATACAGGAGAAATTAAAGATGACAAGAAGTTCATGTCAATGCTCGAAGACTTCTGGTTACCCAGACGAGAAGGGGGACGAGGCACTGAGATCACTACGTTACCAGGTGGACAAAATCTTGGAGAACTTGAGGATGTCAAGTACTTCCAGAAAAAATTATACAAATCACTAAACGTTCCGAACTCAAGGTTAGAAACAGAAACTACATTTAACATAGGACGTGCTGCTGAAATCACACGTGATGAAGTTAAATTCCAAAAGTTTGTTGCACGTTTACGCAAACGTTTCGGAGAGTTGTTTACAGATCTCCTCAAGACTCAATTAATTCTAAAAGGAATTATATCTATTGAAGATTGGGAAGAGTATAAAGAGCATATTCAGTTTGATTATATCGCTGATAACTACTTTACTGAACTCAAAGAGATTGAAATCCGTAACGAAAGGATGAATGAAGTTAATCAGATGGATCCTTATGTCGGTAAATACTTCTCTATCGAACACATACGTCGTC